GTTGGGTATAAACAATCAAGAAAAATTAAATGAAAAAATAATAGAAGTTATCACAACTGACCGTAATACACTTCTCACTAAAATAGGTGAATTATATTACTGTTGTTCTCAACAATTGTATGATGAAGTATACAATCTTGTTGTGAATGATGAAATAAAAAAACTTAAACAAGTATACAACCCAATTTGTGAAAAATGTAATTTATGTATACATCTTTCATGGCTGAAATTGTCTAATATAAATCAAAAATTTGACAAATACAACAATAAATACCTATTTTTTTATACAATGTTTAAAAAGGTGGATAACCCTTATCTAAATGAAGATTCTGTAGAAGATGAATACAGTGACTCCTTAGTTAATTGCTGCTACAAATTAGATGATCAAAATCATGAACACCATGTTAGAAGCTCAAATCTGGTAAGTGTTGTAACCAATACGCAAATATTGTGGTCTAAAAGAAGCTACAATTACAACTTAAATTCAGTTGGTTGCATGGTGAATACTTTTAATTATTTTATAGATAGTTGTGTAGAATTGCATGAAGCTAATAGTCTGAATTACAATGCCAGGACATCGATTAACCTAATTAAGATATCAGAGATAATGTATTTAATGCGCCATGAGTTGTTTGCATTTTTGATAGCAATCAATACAAACAATTTGATCAAAACAAATAAGGGACTGAACACTGACATGAATGTTACAGGTTTGTGCGGCATCACAACAGATCAAACACCAGATTTGATAGCTTACAGCAGATCAAACAATGAAATGAATTTAATTGAAGCTACTGTTGTCAGTGTAGAAGATAAATTGATAAGTACCAAAGGTACAAAACAAAAAACAAAATATCAGGAAATATGCCGACAACTGAATAAATATTTCAATTGCACAACAACAACAGTTTATTATACAACAACAGACTTGAAGTCAAATTTGGAGGATGTTTTTGATATGCATAAATTTGAATGCCACTCTCAATTGGAAACTCTAATTAAGGCAATGAAGTTACCTCATGCCATTTCCTATCATTTTTCCTTATCTAAACAAAATAAGTTACCTATATCTAAATTAATACATGACGAAGTTGATAATTTTGAAAAGGGTGTAATGAAATTAAATAATTATAAGTCTGTGCCTAAAAGAAAAATAAAAATCACTGAATACAAAACTACAACCGAAATAAGTAGAAATCTTGATATCATAATACACAGTATCAATAAAATAATTCATGATACGGAATTGGACAAAAATTTAAAATTGTCTTTTGAATTAAAATACCCTGGTAAAACTAAACAGATGTCAATTTCTAAATCAGCAAGAAATTGGCCAAACGCAAAACCGAAGGATCAAATAATGCAGTTAATAAAAAGTAGAAATATAAATGAGTTATTGAAAGTAATATATTTTGATGGAAAAAGTTTGAGTGATTTACCTAAAGGTGTCGTACATTTTGATGAAGTTTTTGTAAATGAAGAATCTACAGCATTTATAGCAACAAAAATTGTGAAAAAATGCATGAATGCAGTAGTAGACAAAAAATTGATAGTGCCAAATGACGAAGAAATGATTTCAACACTGCTGCCATCAAATGAAATTATAATAAATGAAAACCACGACAATTTTCTCAAAACCCATGATCAGATAAACCTTAGCATAATGCGAGGTCAACACAAATTTAACAGCACAGATGTTTTAAATGCTGATCCCTTTAGCAATTGGGTTATCACAGAAACTAAAATGTTGAAGGCAATCAGTGATTACAAATTAATGAACAATAATTTTATCCAGACTGCACAAACAATAAAGACAGCTCCTATATTCATATATCCTGTTCCAGGTGTTAAAAACTTAATAAAGTCGAAATCTGAATCAATAAATCCACACGATCTGACATTTTTCCAAAATTTAAATTTGACAGATCAAATCACCGACAAAATCATAAAAAAATCAATATTAAACTACAATAATCCAAAATGTATGGTTGAAGATTACACAAATGAAGATAATTCAAAACAATTGATGCGTGCATTTTACAATAAGAAAAAAGAAGTCAATGAAGAAATGTTGGAATTAGGGTATGATGAAAAATTCATAAAAAACCTCGCAAAAAATAAAGAGAAGGCAGGAATCTATAAAAGATATGCTGATTCTCTTAATCAAGATAATGAATTAAAATTAAAATCTCTTTATACACAACTAGATATTATAGATAAAGAAATGAAAGAAACAAGAAATGCATCAAAGGAAAAGAGAGATCTGTTAAATAAGAATTTCACTATAGTGATGAATAAAGATGACATAAAAGTAATGAATTCTACTGAATTATCACACTGGAACAATAAGAGGAAATACGGCTCTGCAAAAAGAGAATCATTGTCTCCAGAAACTAGAGAAAATTGCAGAGATTTAATCAATGTTCTAATTAATTATCTGAGTCAGCAAATAACAGATGATGTTGAATTACCCGACTTCTACAACAGAAATCCAGAAGTAGAGTATTTGGCTGAAGGCATGAAAACCGGTAGTGAGTATTACTGCAAAAGTAGATTGTCAAAGATAAGCAAGTTTATCTCAAAATTTTCTGAAACCTTGTTATACATGTCTAATACAAATATCAAAGGAAATCAATTTCATGTCAGCAATTTGGGATTTGATAATGTTATAATGCTAGTTAGAGGTGGAGAAAAAATAACTAAAACATCAGAATCAAGGATGTATAGGTTGTTGGTGCCATTAGACAATGAATTATTCAATATTTACCAGAAGGTTTCACCCACAAATTATACAATAATAGAATTCAATGGAATCAATTATGTTTTATTACCTTGGTCGAAGATTTATCAAGAGGTGATTGATGCTGGCATCAATATTTATGAATCAAATTTCCTATCTGTATCTTCAAACATTACAACCTTTGAACAAGAAAATGAATCAGACACAAAATCCTACCACAATCTTTTTCTACAACCTCTTCTTTCACTGTGTAATCACAGGAAAGTTGAGCAATTTACACACAATATGCGCTATATACTGAATTTTGCGTTCAGTGAATACGGTAACGTCAATAAATTTTTACCCTCAACTTCGCAGATAACAACAAAACCAATCATAGCAGCATTGCAGCAATCTGTAGAAAACAACTATTATGCCTCTTATCTAAGTATAAAGAATATGTGTTCTGGGATGAAAGGAAACAAACAAGTTAATGAACATTTTAAATCAATGCCCATGTTAAATCTTCTTACCAATCAATTAATGTCTACTCAAACAGAAGTGATGAATTTGCTTTATTGCAGTTACAACATGTCAAAAGGCAATTACAATCAGACATTGGAACAAAGAACAAATTATAGAGAAATTGAGGATTTAATTACCCAATGGAGAGATGACACTGATGAACACAATATACTCTATACAAAAATGATGAATGACATAAACTCAGTTAGTTATGAGGAAATTTATAAAGTTTGCTCCAAAAGTACTGGCGCAAATTATACAAATAACGACTACAATTTTTATTTAGGCCGAATACTATCAAGTCACATAAGGATTGTAAAAGGTTCAATAGAATTAGTTCAAGATTGGTTGAAAACAGCTGATATCACCTTCACTAGTTTAGTGAATTCAGCAGGATTGAGATACAAGGGCAAAATGTTTTATGGTCATAAATCTGCTGAGGTTTTTGCACAATACTGCAAAGACAATAAAATATTGATAGCCAAAGATGATGAAATTTATGACATCATGGTTTCCTCTGATGTTGACGTCAAAAAACGAAAAAAGCTAATGCAGATACATCAAGATGGCTCATTGCAGATCTATATGGAGTTTGGACACGACAATGAACCGTTCCAATTCCATATTGTTGACAAAGAACAGAAAGGTGGCAACAGACCTATCAAATCCATGTCATTGCATACAAAACTTATACAGAACCCTGTTGAGAATTTTTTTGGAGCATTATGTAAAACCTTCAATAATGAATATATTCATGTACCGAGCGATGAAAGAGCAGGCAAAATTCACAACCAGATATTCTCAGATCATCAAAATCGGGATGTATTTTATGGTGTTTTAGATTGTACTAAATGGGCACCTAATTGGAATCTAAATAAATGGATTGATTTGCTCATGTCATCAAAGCATGTTCTCCCTGTTGACTGCTACTACATCCTTATGTATACTATAATGAAAATGTATAAAAAGGAAATGTATGTTTCAAAACACATGTTGAGAAAGAGAATAACAAATGAAGAATATGCAGCTGACCCAAAAAGATATGTTGTTGATGAAGTTGGTACAAAAAATCTTCAAACCAAAGGCTTCTGCAATGCATTTGATACTAAAACAAGTAGTGATGACCAACCCTTCTTAGTTAATGAAAACGGTTTTTATAAATATTGGCCATTTTCATTTGTTATGGGAATCTTCAATAAATTTTCATCATTGGTGCATGTGCTGGCCCAAACAGAAGCAGCGAATTCCATAAAGAAGGCATTTTACCAATTTGCACCAGAGAGAGATGTTGAAGTCAATTTTGGTTCACATTCTGATGATGCCTTCAATATTTTTTCAGGTGAAACCATTAAAATAGATGAAGCTGCTCGAATGATGAATATATGGCAGAGGTGTCTATATCAGGCAAACCTCATGCTGTCACCAAAAAAATGCTATTTAAGTACAAAACTTTTTGAATTTGTCTCAATATTTTATATAAATAGACAATTCACACCTCTTTATTATAAATTTTTCTTAATTAAATTCACACCAACTGACGGAGGATACATGTCTGACATTACACAATGTGTTTCAAAACTGAATGAATTAATAATTAACGGTGCACCCTTATGTATAGCCTGGTTGGCTTGTGAATTAATGAGTAATAGAATAAGAAGACACTACAATATACCCTACGACATAAATAAACCTGTTTTCAGTTTCGGTGCACCAGGCTGTAATCCAATAAAATACTTCATCATGGGATCAGGTGCAGATGATATCAGACTATCCAATTCAGACCCTATTTCCTTTGAAAAACATGTCAGGACAATGTTCGCATTGGGATTTAAATATGATGAAAAGGGCATGAGTTTCAAAATAGGTCCAACTAGGAATTTCGGGAAGTTTTCAAATATACAAGAGAAGAGGAACGAGTTAAATAATGAATATCCGAAAACACTTCAATTACTTGAGGACAACTCCATTGATTTATCTAGTGCAAATGTGAAATTTGGGCCATTGTTCTTACTGAAGTTAGCACAGCAATATAATAAGGATAAATTTGCATTATCTGTGAGTCAAGATTCAGATGTCAAAAGATACATCAGAATGGTGCAAGACAGAAAAATGAAAAACATAAGGACTGATTTTGGGTTGTTAGACATCACTACATGTAGAAGTCTCATAAAATTAATGCTTTCTGAAGATGAAACAATTAAATTGCAACTAAGCACAACATTTCAAAAGGATGCTATTAAAAACAATGAATACAATGAAATAGTGGCAAATTTAGAAGATTCAATGAAAAACTGCAAATTTGATTCTGCACAATATTGTAGTTTCTTGTCTGAATTTCATTCATTGGATGATAATTTGACTTCCATGATCCCAAAAACATACAGTTTGGTAAAGACCACATCAACATGCAAACCCTGTGTGATAGACATGAATATTGGTGTTTTTGACAGAAATAAAACTATGAATGCAGACTGTATTTTGATGTCGGGTAACGATAATTTCCGGTGGCTCCTAGATAATGTGACAGAACATTTAGCAAATAAGGAATTACTCCTAAATGATTTGAAATTGAGGAATTATAAAATAGAAGACATGGATGACAATTTATTAAGAATTAGAATCAGCATGATTAACAAATTCAATCACATAAAAAAGTATTTTTATTCATCATTGCCTTCACAAGATAGAGTGCTGAAAACTTATGATGATTTGCAATCTATGTTAAATGAAAACTCTCTGCCTTATCAAAGAATTCAGATAACAAGCACACAGAAGCAAAATACGATAAATGAAAAATTAAAAAAGTCAATGGACATGAGTTCTGCAATGTATTTATTAGGGTTTTTAGTAAGATTTAGCGGAAATGATAATTTGATTAATAAAACAAAGGTTGCTGTAAAGGACAACCTAGATCAAATAAGTTTGACAGTTTATCAAAAATTGAGAGATATTTTTGTGATTTACCGTCCTATTCTTTTGAAAATGAATAAAATCATAGGAAGTGTCCAGGTAACTTACATGTTGTCTGTATGTAGCAGCTTGAAGAGGGAACTAAATGATTTGAAGAACTATAATTTCTGGAAAGTTAGACAAAACTTCAATAAAATAACAAAAAATTGGTACGGAAATGGAACACTAAGATGTAAATTAAATGGAACCATAATGGAATTAGAAGTTAGTGACAATGTTATTAGTCTCATGAGAACAGAGCACATAAAAATGGGGTTACTTACTCCTGATGACGATGAAATGTTGAAGTCTATTCTTAAATTTAATCAAGGTTATATGTTGAGTGTAGCACCTCCTAGAAGTTCAACTATATTGACACTTCAAGGATTGAGTCATATAGTTACTAATTATACAAATCAAGAATACAAAACCAGCATCATTCAGACACATTTAGATGAACAAAGGGCTGAGTGTCTTTTAGAGGATTTGGCAATGACTAAATTCGGCAGATTTCAGATAAAAAATAGACGAGGATTCATAACGATGAATTTAAATGTTGTTGGTAGCTTTGACAGCAACCACATATTGAGAACAAAGGTGAATGAAATATTTGACCTCACCACTAGAAGGACTCTGAACGAATTCATAACAGGGAAATTAGGCAAACAAGAGGATGAACTTGTGATGCAGGATTTTGATTCTGAAATCAAAAACGGCAATTGGGCAGAAGCTCCATTGACAAAATTTTGCAATGAAAATATCGATGATTTGTCCATTTTGGATAAAACAGAGCACAACATAAGGATGAAAAAATTTTGTAAGAAAAACAATTTAAGTTACAATGAACTTGGTATATTAAATATAACAGATTTGATAAAGAACAATTTGAGTGTTGATGATTTGGATGAAAAAACTTACAAGGAATTGGTGATAATGTTAGACACAGACCCAATTGGCAACGTTAAGAAGGCTATAAAATACAACCCTAATATGGATGCTAATGCCTTATTGAATGCTGTGGCAAGATTGAATTTAGATGAAATCCAACAGTATACCATCAAGCAAAATATGTTAGACGTTATGTCACCAGAAAAAATAAATACTCTGGAATACGATATAATGAGGTTGATAACCAAGTTGAGGGATTATTTCCTGAAGAATTACGATATGATCTCACAGAATGTGGAGTTGCTGATTGATCTTCCAAGAATGTTAACTGCACAAAATCATGCTAATTTTTTCACTGCTTATCTGGTCAAATTATTAATGGATTGCTCAGAAAATTCATATTATTCTCACATTCCAATTAGTTTTTTGTTTTTTGAAAATCTTATCAAGATTTATTTGGATGAATATAAATTTGAGATAAATGAAGTTGAATTGAACTCTGAATGCTTGATTAGATTATTCTTTATGTTCTTTAAGAAAAGAAGCTTCCAAAATAAGATCTTGTTAGAAAAACTGAACACCAATGATCTTAGAGAATCTCATAAAAATTCTGAAAACTTTAAGACAAGGCTAAATACAATCTTGGGAGGGAGAATGAATTTTGAGGAAAAATTAACATTGATAAAACAACAAATTAAAAGCAATTACCAAGTTTTGACACATGACTTTGAAAAAATAAGGTGGGACGAAAGCAATTTAACTTATATGAACATTATCAGTTGGCATGATGAATACAACAGTCTTCACAATGAATTGAATAATATGCAGTCTCAACTGAAAAATATTGTGCCTCCATTATTGAATGGGTCTATAAAGGAATGCAAATTGGCGAAAAATGAAACTCACAGTGAATTCAGGATACACGACAAAATAGTTCTTGTGATCCCATCAGAAAATGTTCAATTTAATGCCAGCATGACTATGAATCAAACAAAACTGGATGAATACATTGAAGAAAATTTTGAGACTGCAAATATAATGCAAGAAAAAGGAAATCTTGATTCATTAATAAATGACAATCTAAATACCAACAAATATTTGATGTTTTATGTAGATAAAAGTTACACTTATTTTATCTGTGGTTCGACAAAATGGCATGAATTCAATAATGCAATTAATAAGAAATTGGACGATCTGGAATATCTTGATGAAATCGATGATATGGATTATGCTGAATTAGATGAAACAAGCAGCATTTATTTTGAAACCGAGTCATTCTACACTTTCATGAAATCGACAAAAGATAAGATTGTAGAAATCGAATCTTGTTCAAATGATTTATTAAATGATTATTTGACAGAAACAATAAACAAAACTGATAGAATTATCAGTAGTATGATTATACCAAATAACTTTATAAAACAAAGAAACATGCAAGTTTATACAACAAAGGTTGAAAAAGGGTTCTTTCCTAAATTGATTTATTCGCACAAAGACATTCATGATGAGAATTTAAGAAGATTTGTACACCCTGGCTCTTTACTCAACTTCAAGAGCAATGTAAATAATACAGGGATAAAAAAGGCACTAAACATCGATAAACAAACAAATATAATGAACAACAAATACAAATCTAGATCAAAAAACAAAGAATTTGAATTCATTGGAATCTCTTCTGATGAAGTTTACAACCAACAACAAGATGTCGACATGATTGAAGGGGAAAAAGACATACAATTGCTTCAAGATACATCAAATTTTGTAACTAAAATAGAATTATTTGAGAAATTTTGTTTCACTGATTGTTGCAAAGAATACATAATAAGTATGAATGAAGAAGATTATTTTGTGTTGCAATTAAGATTAATTAAGTTGGTTGAATTCAAGTCATTGGATTTTTCAGATAATGAATTAATGTTGAGAATTAAAAATGCTTCATTATCTATAACAAAAATGCTGTCAGAATTAAATATGAAGGATGTGAGTTTGACAAAGAGAAATTATTTATCAATCATAGAAAATACAACAAAAGAAATAAATATTTATTATCCATTGTCAAAAAATGAAGAATTGCATTCAAATTATAAAATTTTATTTCCCCACAATTACGAACAAATTTGTTTAGGAAACATAAGCATGAATTCTTTGAGAGTACAAGAGTTAGGATTAAGATATAAAAGATTCAAGGATAAGGTGCAAAGTCTTCAGGATAGAAGTTCAATTAAGAAATACGAAAGTTATGGAGCTGTTTTGAAGTATTTTATCAAGCTAGTCAACAATAAATCTGCAACCACTGATAGCGAAATAAACTACAGAAATTTGGATAGTTATCTTCATAAATTGGTCACTGATTTAAGTTCAACTGTAGATGCACACCTTAGCGACGATGATCTGCTTGCTGAAGCTAAAAAATTATTTTTTTGATTG